AGGAGACAACGGCAGGAATCCCCGGTCTCTGGGATACTGTCTGCGAATTGTTCCCGAATGCTCACGCTTTCATTGAAGCGACTAAAGATCAAATCCAAGAAACAGGGATAGTGAAAACACGTGGAAACTACCCTCTGGCTTTGGAACAGACGTTTTCGCAGTGGAGTGGCAGCTTTGAGTTCAAGGCACACGCCGGTGTGAACTACATCGTTCAGGGCACAGAGGGCGTCATCGTCAAGCGTGCCATGAAATACTGCCATGATTATTTCCTTTCAGAATTTCCTCAGGGAAGGATTGCATTGCAGTGCCACGATGAGTTAGTATTCGAGATGCCAGCACGCTTCCCCAAGAAGCACGTCTGGGCATTGACAGAACTGATGGAGAAAGCAGGAGCAGACTATGGCGTCAAAGCCCCGGTCGATCCTGAATTGTGTTTCACCCGATGGGACAAGTCAGTCAAGATCAGGAGACCACAGTAATGATCGAAATGTTCTACCCGGTATTCCAGTTTCTCGTGGCTCTGATCAGTTATTTGCTGGAAGCTGCGGTCGTACTTCTGTTGCTGTATGCCTTGGTAAGTTTTGCTGTGTTACTACTGGGATTTATCTTTGGAATGTTTGTGTGCTTTTTCAGATCAGATGATATAGAGGAACAAAGACCATGAACACAATTGAACTACTCGACATTCAGGGTAACGACACCACCATCGCACTGGCAGCATGGACATCCACTTCTTCAGAACTTACCGAGGAACGCAAGAATCGAGTACCTGAATTCATCGCTTGGCTGTACAAGAACGGACACCATACTCCATTCGAACAGGCTTCGTTCCGTGTTCGCATCGTCGTTGACGTAGCGACACACATTCAGTTGTTGAAGCATCGAGTCGGAGTCAGTATCAACAGTCAGTCAGCACGTTACAAGGAGCGTAAGGAAGATCAATTCCTCATTCCTGACGACTGCCCTACTGAAGTGATGAACGCATTACACGCACACCATGAAACCTGTGCAGCACTGTACCACCAAACCTGCAAAGAACTCACAGCAACGATAGGACGACAGCGAGCAAAAGAAATTGCTCGTTACTTCCTGCCGTACACCACACAGATTGAATCTGTTGTGCAGTTCAACATGCGGTCATTCATGCACTTCTACAATCTTCGTGCTGTCAGCAATGCTCAGCGTGAAATCCGTATGATTGCTATTGGTATCGCAGAACTGTTGTTTTGTGCTGAAGGAAAGCCGTTCTTTTGCAGTTTGATGACTTTGTTTAACAGTTCACCTATTGTTGCAACAGACGACAACTTCTTTCCTACAATCAACAAGATGATCGGCGTCACCACTCAACCAACAAAACCTGACGGGGGCTTTGCAAGAGGCTATGATAACTGAAATCATTACTAAGCATCGAGAGTTCACATTCGGTTTCACAGTCGGATTAGGCTCTTCACTGCTTCTGATTGTGTTTCTACTTCTTTTATCAGAATTCATTGCGTGGCTGACTGTCAGGAAAACAAAGCCTGCAGTTCACACGCAACCGACAAGTCAGGGCGGTCCAAACTCACAAAGCTGGAGACGGTAATGACCACGGAAATGAAACTGTTTGACCACCTTGAAATGCCATACAAGGACAACGGCGACGATTGGAACATCACTTGTCCTTGGTGTGCCTCTGAGAAGATGTCTGTCCGCAAGACAGAAGGCAACGTCTACCAGTGCTGGAAGTGTAAAGAGTCAGGCAACGCTTTGACTTTGATGCGTAAGTTCTACGACGATCTGCCGGAACTCTCACCGCCAGCCGCTCGTGAATTTCTGAACAGAAAGAAGGGTGTCGTATTCCAAACACTCAGGAGCGAAGGAGTACGATTTGATTCAGGATACTACTGGTTCCCGGTCTACAACGCTGACAGCAAGCTGATTGCTCTACACAAGTACAATCCGCAGAACAACATTGCTTACAGCAGTCCAAAGCCGTGGACCTGCAGCATCCTCGGATTGAGTCAACTATCTTCTTCTTCAGAAATCTGGGTGGCAGAAGGGCACGCCGACTATCTGATCTTGCGTCAGGTTCTGAAGTCTACAGGTATTGATCTGCTGGGAACTTGCGGTAGCAGTTTCAGCCAGTCGTACCTGCACCTGCTGGACGGAAAGAAAGTCGTGCTGCTGTTCGACAACGATGAAGCGGGACAATCAGGAGTCCAGTCAGTCGCCCGTCGTCTGAAGGGTTCTGGTATCTCAGTCGAGTCGCTGTCTTACCTCGACTGGACTAAGGTATCTATTCCTTCTTCAGAAACAATTCCTGACAAGTTCGATATCCGCGACCTCTGGAACACAATGAGAACCTGAAATGATAAAGTATCACGGAACTCCAATTGGCGGGTCAAACAGAGACGCAATGTTGTTTTTACAAGGCAGGCACGCTTTGGTTAGTTTTGCAGCACCGGGACATTTACCTGAAGTGATGTCGTGCTGCGAAAGTTTCTGTCTTGATAATGGAGCATTTTCAGTATGGAGACGTGGGGAAGGGAAAGTGAATGAGAAGGAGTACCTGCGGTGGATACAGTCGATTCGAGATCATCCAGCATTCGATTTCTTCATCATCCCTGACGTAATTGACGGAACGGAGAACGAAAACGACGAAGCAATAAAGCGTTGGAAGAAAATAAAAGGCGGAGTTCCCGTGTACCATCTTGGTGAATCGGTAGCCCGGTTTAACAGACTGGCTTCTGAGTTTCCGTTGGTTTGTTTAGGTAGCACTTCGAAATGGCCTTCTGTTGGTAGTGATGCTTGGTGGCCGTACATAGCTGATCTGATGGACACAATCTGTAAAAACGGAGTCCCCCCTTGTAAGTTACACGGACTGAGAATGTTGAATCCAAACGTATTCACAAGACTACCGTTGCATTCTGCAGACTCATGTAATGCAGCAGTCAATAATCACATCTGTCTCAAGAAAGGAGTGTACCCAAACCTTGAGCGTTGGCAGGGATCTGAAAGAATAGCAAGACGGATAGAAGCGTATCAATCGGCGGCTGTATGGTCCCGTACAAATCTGGAGAAAGAAAATGCTGACATATTCTGTACATGAAATGTTTGCGTCTATTCAAGGAGAAGGCTACTGGGCAGGAACTCCGGCAATTTTTATTCGACTTCAAGGTTGCAGTGTAGGTTGTTCTTGGTGCGATACAAAAAACTCTTGGCCTTCTGCAGAAGCAACAGACATCACGGAACGAATAGATAGAATGTGCAGTACATACGCCCATGTACGGCACGCTGTTATCACAGGCGGAGAACCTTGTCAATTTGATCTTGTTCCGTTGATGAAATACTTGAATCAAAAGATTGGCTTTGTTCAGATTGAAACTTCTGGTTATTTTCCCCCACCTAAATACAACGGAAATTACTGGCTCACAGTAAGCCCTAAGTCTTTCAACAGAAATTTCGATTACAAATGTGTAAAAATGGCTACCGAAATAAAGGTAGTCGTAGGGACTTACGCCGACATTGAATTTGCTGAATTCTGTAGAACACAAAACAGAACAGAGCATTTCTACATTCAGCCGATGTCGGAGCAGAAAAACGCTGTAGACATCTGTTTGACTTATGCTTTGGAAAAAAATTGGAAAGTATCCGCTCGCGTACACAAACAACTGGGAATCAAATGACTACCCCGACACAGTTCGTTGACCTGATTAGAGTTTCTCTCTCAGAAATTGATCTGAGCGAGGTTGTAAGCATTCAGCCGCAGGCTTGTACATCCTTCCATAAACTGATCGAGATTTACAGACAGGATATGTCTGTTACTCAGTCACTTGAGGACTGTCTTGCAATCTGTATGGCAACTCATCTCGCTGTGGCTCTGGAAGGTGATCCGTTGTGGATTTACCTTGTCGGTGCTCCATCGAGCGGGAAGTCTACCATCTGCGAACTGATTGCTTCAGACGAGATCCACACTCGAAGTCTGAGTAAGTTCACCGGGCTTGTGTCTGGGTCACGTCAGGGTACTCACCTGATCCCCATGCTTCAGGGGAAGTGTGTCGTTATCAAAGACGGCACACTTCTTCTGGAGTCATCACAACAGCAACTGGCAAACGTCTACGGGGAACTGCGAGACATCTTTGACGGTTCACTGAATGCTGAGTACCGCAACGGTGTCTCAGCTTCATTCAGTAACATCTCATTCGGTATGGTCATTGGTATCACGGAACGAATTTACTCGCTGAACATGTCTGCACTCGGCGAGCGATTCCTTCATTGCCGACTCGACACCTCCCGAGACGTGGAAGTAGACCGTAACAGTCGTGCTATCGACTCGATCTTTCAGTCTGCTGCCCGTACCAATCTGGAAGGTAACGAAGCAGGAGACTCCCGCAGTTTCCCTAAGCAGCGTGCCTACACTGCAGGACTGTTGAGTCATCTGCACACTCGAATCAGGAACGAAGAGATCCTGCGTCCCGGATACACACAGTCCGACAAGTCTCTGATTCAGGCTATCGGTGACGTAATCGCCTGCAGTCGTGCTCAGGCACCCCGAGTCAGGGAACATGGTTCACCTTCAGAACTCCTGTACGACGCTTCCCCGGAAGGTAGTACACGAGTCGTAAAACAGTTGTCTCGTCTGGCATTATGCCTCTGTTACGTTCTGGGCGAAACAAGGATCACACCCCGCATTCGCTCACTGCTGATCAAAGTCGGTAAGGACACCAGTTACGGCAGACAGTTCAACATCATCAGTACCATCGCAAAGAGTAAGGGGTTGAACCGTCAGTCGATCGCCGCACTTTGCAATATTCCGCTGGAGACCATCAGTCGTCGTATTGACGATTTGGAATCTCTCGGCATACTGACTACTGACTCAGAAACACATCGACCGGCACGTGGTCGGTCAGTTCCCCATCTCCACTGTAACCCTTACATCAAGGATGCTTTCCTGAAGGTGCTCAATGAAAATCCCAACCGTCCGAATCCCAGACCCAAACCGAGACCGCGAACGAGTGGCGGGTGAAGCCTTCCTCTCGAAGCGTAAAGGACGCAGTAAACGCCGGATGCGAATACTCTCACGAGATTCATTCCTATGTAACCACTGCAGTCAACCGTTCCCCGAATCAAACCTTGAAGTCGATCACATCATTCCTCTTGTACAGGGAGGATCTGACGACGACTGCAACCTGCAAACCCTGTGTAAGCCTTGTCACCTCAAGAAAACCATAGCGGAGAGAAAAACATGAGCGAGCAAAAGACCACCGCACTGGAACTGCCTTTAACGCCGGGCAGATACCTGTTGAGAAACGGTCTCATAGCGTGCATTCGAGAAAACCACTGCGAAGAAGATAAGGCAGAGTGGTCTTGGGAAGGTGAGATTATAGACGGCGACAAGGTAGACACAGATAACGTCTGGAACATTGTAGGTAAGTTTTTCAACGACAATCCGGGACCTTCACAATACGACATAGTAGCACGACTGCCCGACTTCCCACTTCCTCCACCGCCAGCACCTGAAAAACCACAGTCTACTTTTTCAGAAACACTCACGGGCAACATGCAGGTCGGTGGAGACCATTACAAGAATATGAAGCACCAACCGATTGACGTGATGGAATCCTGCATGAGTTCAGAAGAACTCAGAGGATTCCTTCGCGGCAATGCTTTGAAGTACCTGATGCGTATGGGCCATAAAGACAGTGCTCACACAGACGTGCATAAAGCACTGCACTACGTCGATATGTTGGTAAAGCTGATGGACAAACAAAAGGAGAGTGAGCAGTGAGTAAGCGAACGTGTGAGAATTGCAGGTGGTGGAACAACCGACTGACAGGATACGGGCATTGTCACAGGCGACCGCCGATCGTTTCAAGCAACGACGAGTCCTTTCCCTCAACGCACAAGTCGGTGTGGTGCGGCGAGTGGGCCGATAAAACCATCACGCCGGAGCAGGAGGACCGGAAGGAATTGACGCGACGGTTTGCAGTGGCAATCATGAGCACGGAATACGGTGGCAATTTGGAGCCTGATCGGGTCTGGTCGGCAGCGGAAAGTTTTGCGGCAGCAGAACCACAGATTCAGAGGGAGGACGGCAAGTGAGAGAGAACCTACGACCAGTATTTCAGCGACTTCCGAAGTGGGTGTTACTATTGCTGGCGATTGCGGTGCTTCCGTTGCATTTGACATGGGGAGCACTTGTCGGTATCGGTGAGTATTACGGAGCGTGGAAGTCAGGGTTTCAGGATATCTGGAATATGAAGGAGTCTGACCAATGAACGACGAACAACAAGACTCAGGTGGTCCCGGCGACGACATTGATGACGACGATGACTACAGTTTTGACCACGAACAGAAGGAGTCTGAGAAGTGACATCCATACACCAACTGAACAAAGAACTGTACAGCGTGGGTCGCACTGTGCTCGTAGTCAACGCTGAGAGGTCGTTGCTGGCACAGATGACTGATCTATCGTCCGGACAATCGGATCGCGTTATAAGCGAGCCTGTGCGATCTGGCAAGGTAAAGGAGCGGAAGCCCCGTGCTCCCCGCAAGCCGCGAGTCAGGAGACAAAGGACTCGCAGGTCCAGAAATAAGCCTGAACCTGTGTGCAGTGAATGCGGTGGGTGTAAATTGGTGGATCTGGGAGAGAAGGACTGCTTTGGCCGTCCAGTCGTGTATCCGTGTGCAATGTGTATTGTTGATTGAAAGGGCGAAACATGAGCGAAGAACAGACACAGCAGGCAGACGACCCGAGCGGGCCGGGATGGCGGGATGTTGAGGTGGGGGAGATCCTGCAATCGGACGATATGCTGTCTGATGGCACCA